AGATCAGTATCGATAACGTTACGATAATGTAACATGCCCAATAATTGTCCAGTTGGTATGGAACTTACATCAAACTCCTGGTTAAGTTTCTCTTTTATCGCATGACATACCCACTTTGAACGAGAAGAAGTGTAACTTAACTCCTGGTCAAGCCGTGTCTTCAAAGACTGAGGCACAGCAATAGACAATGCGACGCTTGGATCAGTGGAACGAGGACGACTCATTCTTCTCCCTCAATGCCGTGCCAATACTTACTGGCAGAAATATGACCATGTTTAGCAGATTCAGGCTCATGTAATTGTTGATTTACTCCTGCTTTCCACCATTTACTTTGAGTTTCACAAATATAATCTCGTAAAATCCACTTTGCAAACCACTTAATCATATTATCGCCCCTTGCAACTAGCACATTCTAGCGTGATCCAGTAAGTTCCATCACAAGATTTCTTGTAATGACCAGGTCTTTTGTATTCTAAACATCTTTGTAGGCCCAAACAGGTGTTACATTGTGTACACATAACACCCCTAGATGGCGTTTACTTATAGTTTCATTGGTAATGAATGTAGAATAACCTTACTTTTGCCGCTAGGTGTTGCGATTTCAGTAGAAAATCCCTAGCGCAGAGCATAGGCGTATAGCGACGAGTGTTGGACAATTACTATAACCTTCTTCCTATCATGATAGGGTATGGCTAAACAAGAGTCCTTTTTTATCAGAGCAACAGTAACCCCAGACGACAGCGGCACCTTTGTGCAAACATCAGTAGATCTATCTTCTTATGTTAATGCACTAGGAAAGTCCATCCTAAAGATTAGAGCAATTGAAGGAGAATGGTGCCAATCCCCTACCGGCGCTATTCCAAACGGTGCACCATTTATGGACGCTGGTTTATCAGGAGAAGCAGTTTGGCAATTAACTACTCAATCTAATACTGGACTGGTTAGCCTGGACGACAGGACAACCATCGCAAAAGGAATGCTATGGTGCCACAATCAAGACGGCGCATCTGCAGTTCCTAGCAACGTCTACAACGACTCCCACCTTCCTCAACACTACAGCGACGGTTTCTTGGTAGCAGTTGAAGAAGTCTACCTAGGCGCGCTTGGCAGTGCTAACTGGGCAGCATCCTCAAACTTGACCTTTAACATAGTCTTAGAATGCGAAGTAATGACCCTAACTACATCGGCAGCAATGGCATTGGCACTCTCACAACAGTAAGGTGAGTTAGTTGTCCAGGGACATGATGCTAACTGTTGATGAGTATATGGCGTTACGCCGACTCATTTCTAGTGAGCGAGAGAGTGAAGGATCAACTCTTTCACAAGAAGCTACACCAGCACCTAAGAAAAGACGCAGTTCTGCTTATTCGCGTAAATACAAAGCAGCATTCAAACGAATCAGTTCTACGTACAAAAAAGCAAATGGCCAATGGAAGAAAGGCGGATTTGGCAAAGCAGTTAGAGCAGCACACAAGGCGGTGAAGAAATGAAGAAAACTGGTCGTAGAGTATACTTAAGCGGTGAATTTAGACAAGTTGAGGCTGATGCTGTGTTAACAGGTCAAGCTATGTTCAAAAACATCTTTACAGACGAAAGAACCGGTTATGCATACAAAGTAACTTTCTTGTCATCATTCCCTAACGTTACAATCCCAACCACACCTAATAACGTACCATTTGCATTACAATCTTTCTCCAGGAGAGAATTGTTGAGAATGTCGCAAGCACAATTAGCTCTACATTCCGGTTACAGACAAAATCTCGGTGGCGGATCTCTTGCTGCTGATAATAGAACAATTGGAATTTATGGTTTCTTGACTGATCGCTTACCGGACTCAAACAGTAATTATCAAAATCAATATGTTATCAAAGGCGATGCAATGGTTACACAATCACTTTCAATATGTGCTAACATCGAAGTAGGTGGAAATATTGATCCTACCTATTACATAGAGCTAGAAGAGTATGAAGTAAACGACGATGAAGAGATCCTATTGATTCTTAATGAGCGCGCTCAAGATGCCAGAGGGTTGTCGCAATAATGTCAGCTGTTCTAATCTTAACTAAGATTCTCAAAGAACTACGGGAGATAAAGAGATGTCTCAAGGACTTGAAGCAATAGCACCAATAGACAAACAACAGAACGAACGTATCGTTTGGTGTGAAAGGTTACTGTATCTTATCGTCCTTCTTCAATTTCCACAACTCGCATCTTTAGCGATGTGAGAAGATCAGTATCGATAACGTTACGATAATGTAACATGCCCAATAATTGTCCAGTTGGTATGGAACTTACATCAAACTCCTGGTTAAGTTTCTCTTTTATCGCATGACATACCCACTTTGAACGAGAAGAAGTGTAACTTAACTCC